TATATAATTAGATTTATTTTTCTTTCTTCCTTTGTGTTTCCATTTCTTCGCATTCTAAGCAAAGATAGCTCTCTTACGAGTCAATGGGTTCTTGCTATGTGTAAGTTCTTCAGTACTTTTGCCAGTACGTTTCTTTAAGGCATTAAACTTACCTCTATTCTCTTTCTTGATATGTATGCCACCATCCTTATACTTAGGAATTGGATATTCTGGCATTATCAGCGCCATGTTTATTTGATATGAATTATCCATTATACTATAGTGTTATTATCATTATTATTTACTATAGGTATCATCTAAAAGTCCTTGTTGAATAACTTAGGACTTCTATAAAGATTGAAGATTGCTTTGATATTATTGAAGCTTTCTCTAGGAGCATCAATTATTTCCTTCTTCAAATTCTTATAACTACCTGTATAGTTTCCTCTATTTAGTTTACCTTTCTGATCCCAAGTAATTCCTAAACTAATTCATGTAGCTCTTGATTTCAGTACCCTGTAATATGTTATTGTACATATCTCTGGTCATATTAGGATACATAGTTTTAGCCTGATTGAATGGGATGAATTTGCTCTTGTCTCCAAGTTTTCTTAAGAACTCATTATTCATACCAGCTGCACCATCTACCAAGTGACCCATTTCATGAAGCACCACACTATTAGGAATATCTTCTGGCGTTTTGATCATGTCTCTATTGAAATACATAGTATTTCCTTCTGAAGGAGTAACTTGTGCTCCAATAGTAGGTCTTTCCATCTTCTTGTATTTCGGTTCTGGAAGTTGGAAGTATTCATCAATATCAACATACTTCTCTAACATACTATCATATACCTTCAGATAATCTGTACCATACTGATGATCCACAGCTTTTGCTCTTTCTCTAGCATATGGCTCCTGCATTAAATCGTATGTTCTATTGCGTTGATCATTTATCTCTTCAACCAGACTTAATGGCATGTCTGAATAACTTTTCTGCTCATGTAGAGCCTTATCTATAACATTCTATTTATAGTTAGGATCCACTTTAGGAATATAAGTACTCTTAGATTTACTAATTTTCTTAGAAGATCTAACAGCAACTCCTCCAAAACTAGGCATAAAAGGGACTAGACCTAAAGCTGCTAATCCTGCATTTCCCCAGTCTTTATTCCTTAAAGCTTTATAAGTATCATATACAGATATAGCATCTCCTACAGGTGTTACATTTGCAGCGTCTTCTATATCACCTACTGGTCTTAATCCTCTGACGAATGGTTTCCCAGTGAATCTATCAATCTCATCACTACTATTGTCATAATAATCAGCCAACTGATCTTCAGTATACTTACGCCCATATCTATCTTTATATAATTTACCTTTATACGGTTGAGGCTCTTCAGGAATTATTGGTTTGTTATTAGGTGGTATTTCTCCTCCATCAGCATACTTCTTGAAGTCAAGATAAGTCTTACCGGGATTCTACTCCCGGTACTACTTCAACTGTTGCATCCTATTTCTAAATGCTTCTCTGTCCATATCAATACTTACATGTTTCTAAATACATCTTTAATAGCATTACTAAACTCTCCGGATCTGAAGAATGAGCTCTGAGACAAGCTGAATACTCTCCTTCCATGAATTTATCTTTTAGTAATAGATAGTAAGTTAAAGCGGATCCATCTGTATCACAAGTACACCACCAGTAACAGTTGTAATCTTTATTTAGATCTTCAGGATATTTCTCTCGAAGATTCTCTAACACTACATCTCTTTTCTCTACTTCTCCCATAACCTTATTTCTTTACAGGTTTCTTTCCGCCTTTCTTGCATCCCATAATTAATCCTCCTTTAACTTCTTATAATGTTTATCTACTAAGTTATTAGCCCACTTTTCAGTCCAAAAGTGATAGTAGTCTTTATTCTTGCATACATGTTTGTGTAATGCGGCATGAATTATAGAAGGTAATCCTATCACTAGTAAATACAAAGGGCCTAGTATCTTACTTTGAATAGTATGTCCAAATTCGTGATAAGCATAACTAGCGTCTCCAATAATTATATATTTACCTAATGTAATTCCTCCTCTTATCCTTTTAGAATAGCAGTTTACCTTCACATCGCTAGTAGCTTTATTCCAATCATATATATCTCCATCACTACAATAAATATAACAGAGTATTGCACCTAATATATTTTGAGGTAACTACCAGATATATGATACTGTATTCTTAATAGATTTCCAAATCTTTTTCATATTACTTCTCTCCTACTACTTTATTCTTCAAGGCTGTTCTAGCTTTAATCTTCTCTCTTTCAAGAGCTGCATCATCTTTTTGTTTCTGAATGTCTTTTTGAACTTGTAATTTCTGTTTTTCAAGTTCAATCTTCTTATCCTCTATTTCCTTCTTCAATTGTTGTTCACGCATCTTAGCATTGAACTCAAACTGTTTAGAAGCTTCTTCTGATGCTTGTTTTCTCTCTTCTAGAGCTTGTGCTGCTATTTCCATAGTATCTGGAATACCATTATCATTCTGATCTTGATCTTCCAAACCTCTATAAGCATTAAGTTGAGCTACTGTGATCTTAGTTGCATTATTCTGATCAATTTCATATTTCTTGAGATCCATTTCTGCTTCTTTGATCATTAACTCTTCTTCCTTAACCTCATTCTGCATTTGTAACATTTGCTGTTCACGTTCAGCTTGTGCTTGCTCCATAGCTTGCTGTTGTTCCATACGTTTCTGTTCAATTTCCTCTAATCTATTCTTAATCATAGTAACATTGTCCAGAGTAATGATTTCAGCAATATCTAATAGACTAGCACCATTTTGCATAGCAGGTTGCATAAGGTTCTTAAGCGCTTCTATCTGCTGTTGATTCTTAGTAGTATCTTCTACAAATATATCAAAATCTTCATAGAACATATCATCATTAAGAGTCATAAATGCTCTAGTAGCATCATCAAATACGTACTATAAACTAGTCTTATTGTCCTTCCATGCATACTTAGCTGTATTTAGCAACATGATCAAACACTCTCTCTTTACTTGGTTATGAACCCAAAACCACGGTTCAGTAATATGAGCTGATTGTACTACTGATCTTTCTACATTACCTACTAGTTCATTAGATGAAATAGAACCTTCGCGTTGTTTAGATACACCTGTTATCTCTGATAACATAGCTTCTATCTTATCCATCAGTGCTATATACTAATCAATGGTATTAGCCATAGTAAGGTCTAATGCTGTAATCTGATTGAACTATGATGGCTTACCACCCTCTCTACCAGGTATATCCCAACCTTCTTCATAAGGGTTAATAAAGTTAACACCTAGCGCTGATAAGTAGTGCATCCACTTAGCTACGTCTATATTCATAGATTTAGGAATCTAAGTAATATCCATATTTACTACTTTACCCTTATCCCTTGACATAGCAAGTTCTAGACGGTACCACAATACTATATACATATACTGTAATGGTTTCATCATACTTACTAGAGATCTAGGTCTACTATTAGTATTATTGTATATTACTCCTGTATATGGCAGCCTTTGTGCATTAGGATTATCTGCAGATACATGTTGATATTCAATAGGACCCATACCAAAGTAAAGGTCATCTCCAGCTCTATATCCTTCCCACGTCTCAATGATCCACTTCCATTCTACACTTATTTCAGTACCTGTTTCATTGTATGATTCGTCTACTATATATTCTACTGGTTCTCCTGTTTCAGGATCTGCAATAGTAACAAATGCTATCTTTCTGAATGACTGCCAACAGCAATGCCATACACTAATTGCATTAGTACTATCAAAAGGGTTAGAAGTAAAACCATTGATACTATGAGTTTTAATATGAGGGAAGTCTAAAGAAGTTTTTCTTACTTCAGGGTTGAAGCCTCCTCTAGATGTATCATCCATCATGTCTAGGAGCTAATTTAGCTGCTTTTCAGACAGTTTATCATAATATCTATCATATATATCAGTTGCTGATAGTTTCATCTCATAAACGCACCATTGAGCGTCATGAATGAATTCTAGATCCGAAGTATCAGTATCGTAATCAAAGTAAATAGGATTGATGCGTTCTAAGCATGGATTACCGTTCTGTATACCTACATAATAAATTTCTTCCCCACCTATTAGTGCATCCTTCCAACCTTTGTAGAACTCATGTGTAATATTAAGTTTATTCTTTAAGTAATTAAGACTATGATATGCTGTCATTTCTGCAATATCTTTATAGTCTTTACTCATATATTTCTGTATCTATTCAGGAGGCATAATCTCACCAGACTGCAATGCTTGCTGATATCTAGCTTGTTCTTCCGGACCTAATTTACTCATAATAGTAGCTTGTATATACTGAATAAGGAGCTCTTTAGCCTTATCCTGCATCTCACTAGTAGCTATTTCACTAGTACGTACTACCTTGAAGTTAAATGGTCTTTTTGTTTCTTCTCCTAATAGTAGGTCAATCTTAGGCTTAACTATATTATAGTCCTATGCCATTGCAGGAAACCCATCTTGTTGTTTAAATGGATTAGTAACATACTTTAGATCTTTTTCATTGTATATACTGTTGTAAAGATCATAGTATGTCTACATCTCTTCCTTGCGAGTTCTGTTATTGCCATTTCTAGAACCTCCCATACTTCTACCTATAATATAGTCTACACAAGACTCTTTCCAATCCTATGTCTTTTTAGAAGCTGGTAATTTCTGTATTGGAAACTGATTGATATTTCTCATAATTAAAACATATATGCTTTTAAATTATCAATGGATTCATCGTCATGAAACCATTCTTGAGTAAAAATAGGACCTTCAAACAATACCCTATTTTTATTCTCTTTTTTCTTCTCTTTAACCTTTAAATTATAGAGCTGTTCTCTATAAATCATTACCTGCATCAACGCCATGACCCTATCGAAGTTTCCTGTATCATTATAGCTTATAAGTTCTTCTAATAGCGGCTCTGATAGGATATTGTGTAGGTTCTTTTTACCTGGGGCTTGTTCTTCATTCAACCAGTCTTTAATCAAGCCTTCACCCCATTGCTTGATCTACTTATTCATGTGACAACCCTTCTTTCTCTATACTTTAGTATTACCTACAATATCGGAGATAATATCCGGTTGATCAGCTAACAAATAGTCACAATGCTTAGCAGTAAAGTAAGGAAATAATCCTTTACGTTCATTTTCGTACATGATCCTACCATTATAATATACTGCTAACTTACGTAAGTTTTCGTAATATTCTTCAGCTGTCGAAGGTCGTCCTGTGTATTCAGCTACTATGATATCATAGTAGTTTTCGAAGTTCTAAAATCTTTTATATACAAATGTAGATCCTAATGAATTGGTTCCTGACTAATCATGATCATAAGGGTCTACTCCAAGTATATATAAGCCTATAGGAGCGTCTTTCATAGGATGTTCCCATATAACTATTGATCCAGTAGGATCATCGTCTTTTTTCAAAGGATAATGCGTTATATCGCCATGTTTCTTGATGACCCATTTAAGTGATCCATCTGTTTCCCATACTAAATCACCTACTTGCTTCATATTACTAAGGCTCTTATTTATACGTATTTTGGCTAACTGCTCCTGTAATTCTTTTTTAGGGAATATATTACCACCAAACTCCAAACATGCCTCCTAGGGCGTTATACAGTGTTCTGCAACATATCTATCCACTGCTACAGAGTTAGTTGCATTCTCTATTACCTTTCTACGTTCTGATAGGATATATTCTACAGACTTCTTACGCAAAGTATTACCGTCAATATCCATGAACATTCTGTTACCATTGTCATCACGAAAGTCCATATTGGTATACTGAGGTATAAAGAATCCACACTATTTATCGGATGGTGTTTCATCCCATATGTTATCAAATCCAATACAGTTGTAACCATCTGGATTATAGAACATATCTTTAAGCGTTTCAAAGTGACTATCTTCATCACCACCTGTACCAAACGCAATCATAGTACCGAATGCAACACCATCTTGTTCTACAGACGGTCTAGCGATTTGCCATGCAGCACCTAATTCTGAAAAAGAACCTGCTTCTTCAAATATAATTAACTTACCAGCCTTACCACGAACTACGTCAGGATTGTCTTTCAAAGTAACACCGATAATTTCAGATTTGAAACCTAATTCTATTTCATTACCGTACTCATCCTTAGTAAAGAATCCAGCACGTTTACGCATCTAAGTATTAACGGATCTCTTCTTACCCCAAGCTGTATTCTTGTCTATAAAGTCCATATAGTCCCATGCTTTAGTAAGAATACCGTCCTCTGTCAAGTACTGTTTATTACTAGCGTATATATATGTCTTGCTACCTGGGATTAAGTAATAATTACGGCAAGCCATTGCTGCATTCTTATAAGAATAACCTTTACGTCTACTCTTTAATGCACACAAATGTTTACCTGCTCCTTCCGCATCTTCTACAGCTAAGAAGAAGTAATAGTCATAATCATAGAAGTCAGGAAATTGTAATTCCCTTGTTTTTTTTACTTTAGTAGAGCCATCAGGATTAGTTATAGTAGTATAGATAATTCTTTGAATAGGACAGAAGTTTAAATAAAAATAGTTATACCCACTGATGAAATCTCCATCATCAGCTGTATAACCATATTTACATCTGTCCATCTATTCGTCCCAGTATTTAAAGTACTCTGATGTACCTTCTGGATACTAACAATAAGAGCCGACTTCGAGAAATCTCAGAGCCGGCTATCTAAACTTGTCACTATTTTTTATCTACTTGTTGAAATCTACCATATTATTTCTTCTTAAGTTGCGGGAGTTGGATTTGAACCAACGACCTTTAGGTTATGAGCCTAACGAGCTACCAACTGCTCCATCCCACAGTACAGCGGTTTTACTAAAACCAGGAACCGCCTAACCTGCCTACTTACGATTAGGACCATCATGAGCTGTGTTTATTGTTAATTACGCAATAAGTGACTTAGGTGTTTACGTTGTATGCGCGCCATACTTCACTATTTTATTGGTAGCCCTACTACGACTCGAACGCAGACTAAGAGGGTTAGAGCCTCCTGTGCTAACCATTACACCATAGGGCAATATTAAGCGGGAGAGGAGAGATTCGAACTCTCAAACCCAAGAGCTTTGTTAACGACGACTTTAGGGCGCTTCCGTCAATCTACTGCCGTATACCATTCCGCCACTCTCCCGTGCCGGGGAATACTTATTGTCCATCCCCGTTGGACGTCTTGTATCAGAACCAAGATTTAATTCTTTGCCACAATGAAGGCTTTTTCGCCTTCATTATAGCTTCATGAGCTTCATAGATATCAGCCCAGAATTTCTCTGCACCTTGTGTTGCATCAATCGAAATAATCATCTGCTTTTTCATATTAGTTTAGTTTTATAACACCTATAACGTGTTGTTTATTTTATGTTGTTTTTTACTGTATTATCCTGCCAACTCATAAGGATTAACCTTGGCGTCGCCTTTTACTTTACCCATTGCTAATTCTTCAGCTTGAACCATAGATTTTAAAGCCTCTATACTCTTAATAGTATTGGCAGTAGATCCCATTCCAGCTAGCAAATCTTTAATCTTTTTCTCGTCCAAACAATCATCTAGTGAATCTTCATACCACTTTGTAACAGAGTCTAGTTTGTTCATTTGAGCGTCTAGCATCTTAAGTATCCTAGTATTTTGCCAGTCTATGTATTCTTGTTCAGCTATCTTTTCATCTTCAGTAAGCTGATAATTTACATCGTTGAATACTTGCTCTTTTAACCTTATTTCCCTAGTAGAAGCATCCATGCTCTTCTTATATGGGCTACTCCACTTGTGCATAAGTACTATATAAGTAATAACAAGCTCTTGATGAATCTTATCTTCTGAAGTATCTTGTTCGTATAACTTTTTAAATGCTGGTACAAAGTATAAGTCAGGATGAATTACTACTTTACCGCCTACTATATCAACAAGATTCATTCTTTTCTTCTTTATATTCTTTGTGATACTTCATTTTCTCTAAAGCTTTATTCAGATCATAAGCAGCAACTTTGTCTGTAATGACTATTACTTCAGTCATTTCCTTATTCTCTTTCTTAGAGAAATAATATATTGGAATGACGATATCTCCAGCATTAACATCAATCAACTAAGTTTCCGTGATTACTTGTCCACTCTTTTGTGGAGAGTACATTTCATTACAATATACATATGTTGGGCTACAATATCCTATGCTGTTAGTATCAGTATCGTATACTACGATACGACCTCTTTTAATTAAAATCTTTTCCATCACTTTTCTCCAATTGATCCACAATCACAACAAACTTTCTCACCAGACACTGCTTCTCTTGCTTTTTTATCAGCCTCTAATTTCTCAGTCATTCTACGATAATAGTCCTTCAATTCTGGATTATTTATTACTATATATTCTCTATCTTCAAAATTATCAGTAATACTGTACATCTTAAATAGCACATCATGCTTTTTTACTTCAATAGTCTTCTTATTGCCATCTTTATCAGTTATTTCTAAGATGCCATCTTCTGGTATAAGATAACGATAATCAATGTTACTACAGTAACCTATTGGTTCAAATTCTTCTTTCTCGAAATCTACTCTATAGATATCGCTATCATTTACTCTTGCACAAAACTTTACCATAATTAATCAATTCTATAACCTGTTAATCTTTCTTTACGCAATCTCGCTACTATCGCCATTGCACTCCTCAGAGACACATTCGGATTCGTGTAGTTCTTCAGTGTCTGATACTTCTGTATTATCTGTTGATAATTCTGTAGTTCCTGTTCCAGACTCTCTTTCGTTATATTTGGTTTCATACTTTTCAGCTAAACGTTTACATATGATGTCGACTTCTGTAGATCTATCTTTAGGATCCTTACCAGCTTTTCCTTCTTCTACCATTAGTGTAGTAAGTTCGTCAATCATATCATTGGTAAAATCTTCATAAGTAATAATACCTTCAGTAATTACTGTATCAAGGATTTTATACATTTTTTTCATGTCTTTGGAAGCCATTTCAATATTCTTATTGAAATTCTCCATTTCAAGCTTCCACATCATCAGACTCTCTTCGTGTGTCATATTCTCTTTTTATATTTACTAATGTTTTACTTATGCACCCCGCTGCCCAACCTACTAAGTATGCGTATTGTTCATTGTGATTTACAAACGACTGTGTATACATCCCTAGTTCATCAAATATATAGTCAGCTACATGGACTGCTTCATGAGCCTCACTACCTTTTTCTAAACTGGCATCCATTATTATTACTAAGGCTCCGTATTCACCAGTTGCTTTATGTGTTACAGGACAAGTAAGCCATCCATCTTTAGT